CGCCGGTCAGGCTTCGATTGTAGATCCGGTAACGGATCGGTCTGCCCGTCGAGTCGATGACGACGCCGGAAAAGTCTTGCTCGCCTCTCTTAAGCGGCTTAAACGGTTTTGCATCTGTCCCGTTGCGATTAGGAATCGAGCCGATGCGGTCAGCCTCGATGGCTTGCAGCCGGATCGGACTGATTTTGAGCATCTCGTCGAGCTGCGTCATCGGCACTTCGGACACGATGTAACCGATGTCACCGTCCCGCTTCATCGAGGTCACGCCCAAACCGGCCAGCACCCGAAAGTGGTGGCGCCGGGTCAAGTCGCAGCTCGCCATCCACCGCTCAACATACGCTGTGATCGCCCTGTTGGCTTCCTCGGAGCTTGTGCGCGGCACGTACTGCAAGCGGCCCACCGAAAAGGTGCGGTACTTGCGCAGGATGCTTTTAACCACACTGCTATTCTCTTCCAGCCACCGAGCCTCCCGGATGAGCGTCACCCGGTCGGTATGGTTGCGGCTGGAATCTGGCTGATCAAGTGATTGCCCGCTCGCCCGGCGATTGGTCGATGATTGCGCTCCGACGCGCCAGTAGCCCGTCCTTTCGCCCGCCTCAAGCTGCGCCTTCGCGCGTTGGCGTTGCAAGGCGGTTGCCGGACTGAAAAACCTGATCGTTTGTTCGATAAAACTCATAGCGGAAAGGTTGAAAAGTCAGGTTTGAGGCGGTTGGAGATACCCGGATACTTTACGGGGTCGAGCTGGTGCATTCTGCGCATCACAGCCCGCATCAAAGTCATGACGGGAATGCCGCCATCCGATCCAGATGCGCGGGTTTCGGACTCACCGCCGCCCGATGTGCTGATAACGATGGTGCCCTGCCCTTCGGTCAGCGCCGAAAGACACTGATCGTAAAGCGTCTCGCAAAATTGCAGAGAAGCATACCGTAAAATCGAAGGTCCGCCCATAAAGTCACTCTGTCTGTCAAGCGTTGACAGACTCTGCCTCGTTTGTGATGATTTCGGCCTGCCCGATGATCTTTTCGATGCAGGCGGCCAGCACCTGCATGGCTTCGGCGTCGAACGAGTGGTTCTCGCCCAGCTTTTTGAAAAACGTCTTGTTCTTGCCGGTCCGCTTGTCCTTCTCGGTGACAAAGACCTCATTCTGGATCTCTTTGAAATACCACTTTGGCGCATTGTGCGCGATTTGCCACGATGCACCCTGGCCCGCGCGCAGCCGATGCAGAACCAGCTTGATGTAGTCGCTGCTCCAGACAATACGGTCGCACAAGTCAGCCTGTCGAGCGTTGCGGACTTTGGATCGTGCAAGCCCCACACCGGAATCAACGTGCTGGATCTGCGAATATGGACGTTTGACTGACCGGCTGCGACCGGTCCGCTTGTCCAGCAGTGTCCAAGTGAAGAATTGTGCTTTGTCGCCTTTTAATGCGATCCAATTATTGGCCGCACACTGGCGGTAAACTTCCCCTTGATACCGCTCAAACCCGCAATCGACGAACACGCGCCTGTCGGTAATCTCTAATCTCTTCTGCAAGTCAGCCAATTGCGCCCATGTGTGCAGCTCGCCCGCGTAAAAGAGCCTAGATTCGCCGTTTTGCGCCCAAAGTCGGACGATGACGCGGAAATAGTCACGCTGAACGTCTACGGTCATGTAACGCCTAAACTCTTGATCCCACGGCTCCTCCATCGCGAAACCACCCGACAAATTGACCTCTTCGCTCTGAAACTCCCGCATATCCCAGAACTCACCCAGTCGTTTGCGCACAAACTCCGCCAATGGCGAGTAATCACCCAATTTCCGCGCGTGTTCGGCCTTTAGGAACTCGCTGGCGATCGTGTCCCACGCTACCCATGGCACGGTCAGCGCGTTCCAGTGGTAACTCTTGACGCGCGGGTCTGGCGCCGAGTTCTGATTCTGATAGAACCCGCTGTTCGCGATCTGCCGGCGGACTTGCGGCTCGTCCTTGAGGTGGACTTTGCACGAGGGGCATTCGTATCTGACCGTGTTCTTGATCCGCGCGAGGTCGTATTTGCCGTCAGCCAGCTTGGCGCCTTCACCGTCCCACTTGAGCTGACCCAGCACCATCGGCCACTTTTCCCCGCACGCAGGACAAGCCACATGCCACTCGCTGCATGATCCGGCGGTAAACGATTCGTAGAACTCGCCGCTGTTGTTCATCGGTGTTGAGACGTAGATCCGCTTCGAGTTGCGCGCATCGAACGAGGTTGTCCGCTTGCGTGACTCGTCGATGTGCCCGTGCGTCCAGTAGGCGGCCTCGTCCCCGATGACATAGCGCGCCGCCTTACTCTGCAAGTTGTGGATGTTGCTGGCGCCCATCACGTACTGGGTCATGTGAGCGAATGCCACCGTCCGCTTCTGGATGCTTTTGTCCCCTTTGTTGAGCATCGCCCGCACCGGCTTGCAGTCCAGAATCCGATGCTTAAACCGGGTGTCTAGGAACTCGTCGGCGTGCTCGTCTGTTTGCAGGTAGAGACACATGTCCCCGCCTTCTTCCGCGATCAGGTACAACATGGCGCCTTCGGCCAGGGCGGTCTTGGCGCTCTGCACCGAGCACGCGCAGATGATTTCGCGCGTCTCGTGATTTCGCAGCTCTTCAAGCGGCGCTTTAATCCACGGGGAATTGCGCACATCGAACGACCCGAGGATCGGCCCGCGCTCGAACCGCACGTGCGTTCTCAGCCACTCGTCTACCGGCAGCTTAGGCGTTGGCCGCCAAACCTCCGCCATCAATGGGTAGATCGAGAATGCCATTAGCTCTTGCGCGGTCTCCCTCTCTTCACTGGCTCGGTTGGCGCGATCTCGACTTCCATCATTTCGACATCCACCTTCTTCGCCTTTAGCTGCTCTTCGATTTTGACGTAATCCTCGTGCTCCATCTCCCGCAGGATCTTGTCGATGCAGACAAGCAGCCGCTCCTCGGCCTCCGCCGGCGACACACCGCTCACCTCGTAGGCCATCTCAGGCGGGATGCGCTTGATCTTCTCTTTGATGGCATACATGACCGCCCGTACCTGCGCCAGCACCTCATCGACGGACACGTATTTTGCCTGTAGAATCTCGATCTGTGTGGCCAGCTTCTGGCACTCTAGATGGATCTTGCGCGCCTTGAGCGATGCCACGTCCTGCACTCCCTCGACGTTGATCGTGTCCCCGTCGTTCAACCGCGTGTACTTACCGCTGGCCAAAAACTGCTGGCGCGCGGCCTTGATCTTTTCGATGTCGTAGCCGTTTGGCCCTTTAATAAAAGCCTCAGGATACTTCTCTTCCCAGCGACGCAAAGCGCCCGGCGAGATCGAGAAAAAATCGGCCACATCTTTCTGAGTCTCGTAGCGCGGCTGGGTGTTGCGGCTCTTAAGGAACTCGCTTTCCGCATAGGACAACGGATGGCCAGCAGCGACCCGCGCGAGCAGGTCTTGCAGCTTCTTCTGTGTGTCCTCGGCGGTCGTTGCATCCATGCTGTTATTGATTGCGCATCTCCGCACGGCTGCGCTCGATCAAATCCGCAGCATGTGCGGCGCGTCCAGTGCTTTCGCACCACTCAATCCACTCACGCAGCAGCACACCAGTGTCACCGAGTCGTTCCTGCGAGTCGGCGACCGTCTCCCGTGAGATGTCCATGGTCTGCTGCATCCGCTGCGGCACCTCACCCAGCATGATCTCTCTATCCACTTGAGGCGGTGTCGGTGGCTTCGGGAATCTGCTTTTGGAGTGTCTCATAGATTTCTTGTAGGAATTGCATCTCCTCTAGGATCTCGGCGATCATCTCCGCATCGAGCGTCTCAATGACGTGCCCTTCGCGCCACCATCGCTTGATGCAGCCAAGGGAAGCCATCAGGTTCTGGAACTTGAGAACGTCCGTCTTTCGCGGCGTCGTCTTTGGCGCGGATTCAAGCCCCATCGCGATCTGTAACTGTTTGTATTGGCTGCTCCCTGTCTTTTGCAGCGGTGGCTTGTCCGGTGACATGCGCGCGAGTCGCATACAGCGATAAACCGCATAGTAGTCACCGGCGCCGACGTGCTGGGTCGCGTATGCTTCCCAGTCGTCTTCGTCTACTCCTTCTTTGAGTTTGACGCACGCCTTGCCGACTTTCCAAGCACGCTGGAATGCGGTCTGGCTGATCGTCGATGCGGCATGCGCTTCCTCCCGCATCATGGAAAGCTCAATTGCTGCAAAGTCCTCCAGCTCTTTTATGCTAAAGGTGTCAAAATTAGGTAGTGCTAGTTGCATAGGTCAGGCGTCGCGGCGGAAACGGAATGGCATAGATGAGTCGTCGAGCGTGTAGATCTCGTGCACGTATTTCTTCATGCGGAAGCGCAGAGCTGCGGCTGCTTGACCTCGTGACTTTGCGTTAAGCTCACGCACTTCGCCGACCTGCATGTTTTTGAAGCGCGCGACGTTCTTTCTGGTTTCGAGTTTGATTGGTGTGAACATGGTAGTTAGAGTTGTTTTTCCTGTGCGTAGGCTAGGAGCAGAAGAGCATCCGCAGTTTTTAGGGTCACCTTAAGATGTGGGTACCGCCGCTGCGCCTCGGCCTTGAGCTTGTTTTTGTGCTCGGTAGTGGTGGAATCTCCTTTGCTACCAAGTCGAAAGTGCTTCTGCCAGTCTTGCGGCCTGACTAGGATGACAGGCATTCGGAGCGATACCGCGACGCCTCGCACGAGCCCGCAGTTAAACGCGAGAGGGAAGATGGTCGATCCCGGCAGCGCTTTGCCGACAAACTTCGGCACGTCCTCGATGATGCACTTGATGCCGGGCCTCATGCTGTAGAGCAGGCCGATCTCCTCCGCGATTTCGGTATCGCTGCCCGGCATCCCCATACAGGAGGCGAGCGCGGCGCTGTCCCACGCGATCCCGCCGTTCACTCCTGGGTCGATTGCAATGTAACTGGTCATGATTTAGGTGCGTCTTGTTCGATGTGCTCCCATTTCGCATGGTGCACGGATTCGTAAATCTTCCGCTGCGGTTGTGGCCGCATCCCGTGCTTGGGTTTGAGGTGGAAGCTCTCCAGCGTTTTCTCCACCTTCTTGGAAAATGCCTGCTTGGAAATGCGGTGGCGCTTGGCGATCTGGTCCATAGACTCCTCGGCCCGACCGATCAGCCCGTAGCAATAAGCGACCGCATCCAGCTCGACCATCGGAGTGGCTGAGTCGGCGATGTAGGCCAGCACGGCGCTGATGCCTTTCGCGTAGCTATAGTGGTCGAGGTCGCGCGCCTCTCGTTCGATCTGGAAACGCACGTACTCGGCTTTTACGATGTCGATGGCCTGCGCCCGGCTCAGATCCGCATGTTGCTTCCACCGCCGCACGATGCGCTCGGCGAGGATGTCCTCCGGCGCCTCAACGTACTCGGGAGCGGCTACCTGAAAAACTGGGTGGTCGGTGTCGATGCGTCAGGATGCCGAGAACCGGTCATGATGCAAATAAATTGCATAATACAAATGCAAAAAATTTGCAACAGTGCAAATAATGCGCGCGAGGCGGAAACCTGCCTTTTATGACATGTTCAAGAGATTACTTTTCCGGGGGGTACTTTTCCCGTACTCGACTTTTTTTGAACACTACTTTTCTTATACGAGGTTTTTGTGGCTATAACTATTATGGTACTTTTTTCTCATATGTAAGAATCGTATCATATTTGATAATCAATCAATGTTTATCATTATTGAGAGACGCACCATGGATTGACTCTTGACCGCATCCCCTATCAGCGTACAGTCACCAGCTCATGACCAAGACCACCACCACCACCACCGAGACGCTAGGACAAACGCTCATCTCAATCCGTCGCAAGTATGGACTCAGCCAATCGCAGTGCGCTCGACTCATCCCAGGCTTGCCGCTCAAGATGCTGCAAAAGTACGAGCAGCACGCGAGCGAGCCGCCTGTCTGGGTGCAGCTACTGCTCATTGATGCACTCATAAAAAAAGCGAAAAAGATTAAATCATCTGTTGACGCTATCCCCTGACAGAGTATGGTGACCACATGCAAACAACACCACTCACCATCGGCCTCACAGTCCAGCACATCAAAACGCCCTCGCATTACGCTCCCCGCATCGGCCAGGTTATCGACATAAAAGACGGACGCGCTCAGGTCGATTGGGCAGGCTGGCCAAAAACATGGGTCAAGTTTGATTCGATCAAGGTGACTGACGACGGTTGGCGCGACACGCCCAACATGCCGCACACAGCAGCCCGGACCGTTACGCTGCCAGACGGCACGGTCTACCGCGAGTACCGCAAATAAGCGGACCCATCAAAGCCCTCCCGCTCCTTTTTATTTATTTGCAAAATAATGCAATTATCCGTTGACGCTATCCCCCGTTAGCGTATAGTGACGACACAGCCCGCCAATCACGGCAGGCGCAACCGACCGACCAATATGAATAACGAAATTACATCCGGCAACTACAAGGCAACAGTAAAGCAAATTCAAGACGGATACGGCGATACAGCCTTCCGCGTCATGGTGCTTTGCATGACGGGGACGCACGAAGCAGGCGACGTGCTCTTCATGAAAAACTACGATACGGAACGCGCCGCAATGACCGCAGCACGTCGCGAACTGAAAAAGGCAGCATAAACGCTTTTTGCTTTTTACCCCTTATGTGCCCCTCATGTGCACATCCACCCCCACCAACACCCCAATATGAAAAACATCATCCTCGTCACCCTCATGATCACCCAGGCATCCAGCCTTACGTGGATCATCAGCCTCGAAGCCCGCCTGACCGACCGCCAGCCGACGGTCTTTCTGCACCCCTACGATACGCCGGCGTCCGACACGCCCATCTTCATCGCTCCACCTCCCGACCGGCCTGCGCGCCCAATCCAGCGCCAAGACACCGAGGATAGTCAGCTTCTCCCCCGGATCGCTCTTGACACCGAGCCCGACGGTGCTCTTTTCCCGTAGTCTGGAAAATGGACGTTTAGGAAAAGAGGAGCCCCGTCAGCCTTTCAGGTTGGCGGGGTTTTTTTGTGTCTTGGCCGCATTTCCGCCGGAGCCAGCAAGATCGTCTCCACCCGGTCGATGACCCGGTAGTGATTGCTCTTGTTGCCATAGGTGTTCACCCATTCAAGCATTTGCTCAACTCCGCACACCATCGCGGCGTGTGTTACATCGGTCCAACTACGCCAGCTGTGTCTCCGCCCGCGAGTTTGCAACACCACTTTCCGAGTACGGGAGCCGGCGCCCAAAAACTCCGCATAGTAGAGTGCGGCATCAGCACCAGCCGCACGCCCTCTCTTTTGCGCAGAAACGGCCTTTCTAGCGGGTTTTGCCACCTCTTCGCTATGTCCACAGCCAACCGCACCTTGCCGCCCGTCTATCGCCATCTGTGCGTGTTTTATCATTTCCGTTTTGCGTGCGGCTTGATCCGCATTGTGAGAACCGTTTTCCATGTTGTTTGATTACTGTATAAATAAACGTGTTCAAGTGACGTGTGGCGTTGCGTAAACTCTATCGCGACGAGTGTGGGTGCTTAGGCCCCACTCTCTCGTAAGAGAGAGGTCATTTGAATTGGTCCGGACAATTTCAAAAACCTTGTGGAACCCTAGTGAAATCAAGCGAATTGGTCCGGACCATTTCGATGTCCGAACACTACGTCCACTGTTCGGACCAATTCGCTCCAGCGTAACTCGTTGATGTCCGGATTTTGTCCAGAGCGATGTCCAGTGTTCCACAAGCACTTTTTAATACACCTTTTAGCTTTTTTACTGTTCAACCACACCGTATTCTGTGCCTTGCCACATTTTGGTTTCAGCATTGTAGACGACGACTCCACGATTTAACTGCCTTAAAGTATCCCATGCGGAAACGGCGTGTTCGTACGGTATTCCGGCTTCATTCTTGAGCCATTCGATGGCTGCACCCTTCGACATTGGGGGCAAACTGTGCAGGATTTTACCCGTTCCATCCACCATTGATCCGTCGTAAGTGCCCCGTTTTTTGGCTGATTTAAGCGGGAATTGCACCTTGTAATTCATGCGCTCAAAATGCCCCACGTTCCACTTCACAGCGAACGGATCAGTCGGCGGATGTCCACGAGCCACGAGGTTTACGTCAAAATCGTAGGCCGACGGCTGTTCTCCTTTCTTCGGCCTAGGCGGCGGAGTAAAAAACACCATGGCGTCCGGATCGCGAGCCCACACACCCGACCCAGACGCCCGGTCGATTGGCGACTTCTCCGAGCTGTCGCCCTTCGCAAAGTGGTGAGAGTACAAAATGCAGCACCCCACATTGCGTGCGACCTGCTCCAGCTCGTTCAGCAGCGAATTGATTTCTCCTGCTGCGTTTTCGTCTCGATCGCCTAGCAGCTTGTAAATCGGATCAAGAATGATCGCCAGCGGTCGCTCCTTTAACAGCGTATCCATAAGTGCGTGCATTAGCTCTGTCACTTCCCGCATCTGTCCGCGCATCGGCCAGATCATTAGGTTGTCCGACCACACATCTTCCGCCAGCAATCGCGATTCGCTGACCGTCATGAGCCGGTCAAGAATCTGCTCTCTGTGCAACTCGCCGTCGATGAAGATGACCTTGCCTTGAGCGCATGGCAGCCCGAGCCACGGCGCGCCCGATGATATTGAGATGGCTAGATCTAGCAGCGTCCACGATTTTCTGGCCTTACTTGGCCCCGCAATCATCATCTTGGAGCGGACGCTAAGCAGGCCGGTGATCAGATCCGGCAGCCCGTCCCCGAATGCCACGCTCTGGCGCAGCGTTTTTACGTTCAGCAGCTTCGGCAGCGGATTAGGTTCCGGCCACTCACCCGGCCCGATCTGAGTGGCCAGCAGCGCCTGTAGTACTCGCACGCCATCCACTTCGCGCAGCACCCCTGGGCACCGACTCACCCGCGCCGGGTCGTTGTTCTTCGGGTCACACTTGAGCTGAGTAAATATCTGATCGCGCCGCTCGTCCCACTCCTGTTTGTTGGCGGCGTCCACCCTAATCCACCCATGGATTGATCGCTTACCGCTCGTGACGATCAAGCTGATCGGTAGCCCCGATGTTTCAAGCGTGCGGCGTTGCTCCTCAGGATCGCCGTCGTCAAACTCTGCAAGTACATGACGGTAAGCGTGTATGTTGTCGTTTTTACGTCCGCCCTGTAAAGTCGATAGCGGATTGATGCCGATATAAGCGCCGCCGCCGGTCGAGCACACAAGGTCAATCGGTCTCTTTGCGTGATGCTTTTCCCACTGGGTGCGGCTCTTGATCATCGCAGCGTCTGGCACCCACCTGTCCTCTTGCCACCGCGCATCGCACACAGCAACCAGCTCGTCCGGCAGGAATGCGGCCTGTAAAGCTTGGATGAAGTCGTCCTTGTGAACGAGCGCCGGCGCCATCGAATGCGAGACTGTGCGCCGCGACTTAATCGGATCGGTGACGACCGTGCTCTTGTACCCGCTCATGATCGCAGTGATTGATTCAGCTTCCCGCAGTCCGTCCTTGAGCGCACGCGGAAGCAGTTGGCTTTGCGCCTCGGCCTGCGAGATGCCAGCAGCGAAGAATTGTTGCGACATCGAGTAGAGTGTCGCGTTCCTCTGCCCTTTGGCGGCACCGTGCTGCAAGTATGCGTGCACGCTTTCCGGAAGTCTACTTTCTACGGTTTCTACGTGTAATCGTGGTGTGTATTTCATCGTCCGAATTTCTGTGAGATAAAGGCGCCTGCTTGAGTGAATGTCGCTGTCTGTGGTGACGGGTGCCCTAAGCGTTTGAGCAACCGCACTTGTTTGGGTGTTGCGAGGTTGGCCGCCCGCCGGATGGCCAACTTGTCGAGGATCTTGGATGCGTGACCTCGGCACGTCACCGACCCTGGGTCAAACCCGGCCCGGATTAGGATGTTTGTCTGCGCTTCGCTGACTTCCTTGTGATGCCACTCCATCGTCGGTTCATACGTCAGCAGCTCTTCGTCATCCAGAGCGTAGGCCATTTCGACCGCATCGTATGTCTGGGCGGGTCGCTCTTTGACCGCATCCAGCGTTTTGAGTAGCTTTTTCAGTCGCTGCGTCTCGACATCCTCGGCCGATTGGAACACCTCGTCCCCGGCTTCGATAGCGGCATCGATGCCCACCACGTCATTCGGCGACTTGGCAATCAGCCGCGAAATGGTGATCAGCTTGTGCTGGTCGGTCTGCCAAAGGAAATCAAGAAGCAGAAGATCCTCTTTGCCCGGGTGGATGCGGGTGCCACGCCCCACCATTTGCGCGAAGAGTGCCCTCACCTGCGTCGGTCGGAGGATTGCGATACAATCCACGTCTGGCTGGTCAAAGCCCTCTGTGAGAAGCATGGCGTTACAAAGCGCCGATCCCTTTGGCGCATTTGCAAACCATGCCAGCGCGCCGTGACGGTCGTCTGTGCTGTCCACTCCGGCCACGGCCTGCGATGTGACGCCGCACTTGTTCAGCATTACGGAAAAGTCGCGCGCCATCTCCACGAGCGGCAAGAACACGATGGTTTTACGGTCGGTGGTCTCGGATGCGATGGCCTTGGCCACATCCCACAAGCGCGGACTCAGCGCCTCGCCTAGATCCGCCACTTTGTAATCACCGGCCAGCTTGGCGACTGTGCGCAGATCGACCGTGACCGGCAGTTTCTTGACCTTGATGCGTGAGAGGTACCCGTCCCGCACAAGTCGAGCCAGCCCAACCTCGTATGCGATCTCTTCAAAATAGGCGCCTAGGTTGCGCTTGTCTCCTCGATCCGGCGTAGCAGTGACGCCCAGAATCTTGGCATGGTTGTGAAAGTGCGACACCACCGACTGGTAAGAGTCGCTGAGCACGTGATGCGCCTCGTCCACCACCACCAGCCCAAAGTGATCTTTAGGCCAGCGGTCTTTACGTCCCATCATGGTTTGAACGCTCGCCACCACCACCTGCGCATTCATTGATGCGTAGTGGCTTGCCTTCTCCATCTCAGCCACCAACCCGGTGGCTCGATGGATCTTGTCGATCGCCTGCGTTAGTAGCTCTTCGCGATGAGCCAGAACAAGCGTCCTGTGCGGTGTATGACTTGCCGCAATGTGCGCGAAGAGAATTGTCTTTCCGGCTCCAGTAGGAAGCACTGCCAAGAGCCGTTGTCGAGATTTGAATCCCTCGTGGATTGCAGTGAGTGCTTCCTGCTGGTAGTCGCGGAGCTTCACTTTAGAATGGGATTGTGTCGTCTTCTGCCTGTGCCTCAATCGGGTTCTGCTTGGCGTCCTTGTCGAACAAGTACCCTTGGACCTTGTTTGACTTGTTGCCGTTGTAGAGTTCCACCTTGATCTTTGCGCGGCCCTTCTCGCCGACAAAATCCATGGGGTCAATGTCCATTTCGACGCCCACCCCTGGGTGACGTTGGATCGAGTGCAGAAAGGTATCCAGCTTCCATTCGCTCTTGCCGTCAAACACGAGGTAGTCAAACACGCCTTTCTCGTTTGGATGCGTGCCGACCATAAGCTTTAGCTCGATCATCGGGTTGCCTGACTTGCTCTTCTTCTCGACCGCATCGTTCACGATAAAATCGTAATCGCCCGGTTCAAGGATCTTGTACTCTGGTTCTTTAGGTGCACCTGCTGTGTATTTTAAGCTCATGACTTGGATGGTTTGGTTTTTGGTTTTGGTTGGCTGGCTACGAATTGTGAGCCCGGCCCAGATTTGATCTCGTCCGTTGGGAAGGGAACGCCGCCTAATGCGGTTTCCCATAGCCCCTTGAACTTCTCGGCGGATAGACTGCCGTATGCCGCTAGGATGTTGGAAATGCCGAGTTGTTCCGCGTGGATGGCGACGGTCTCCGGCTCGACGTATTCGCGCCCTCGCCGATTGCGCAGCACGAAGCCAGGCACGTCCTCTCCCGTGTTGAGCTTGTCGCGTGCAAGTCCGCGTGCGTAGTCCTCTAGTCCGTCCTTGCTGGTGATGAGCGAGCACATACTGATGAACTGCGCCAGCTTCACCGGGTCGTTCATTTCGGCCTGCCAGTCGATGGTTGCCGGATCTTTGCCCGCCCAGAATGCGACGGTCTCAAGTCGCTCCGCGCACGTGTACTTTTTCGCGCACCAATTGCAGTAGTCGCATGGTGTGGCGACCGTTACGGGGTCATTCACCCTCGCCATCAGGTTGCGTATAATGCTCTCCGCCCAGGGAAGGGTAAACTCCAGCGCCACCATCTTCCGCAGATCCGAGTACAACAACACCACCGTCCACGTCTCAACTTTATAGCGTGCCATGAAGCCAAGAGCATAAAGTGCCTGCTGCTCCATGTAGTTGCGTTCTTGTCCGGTCTTGAGGTCGATAGATGTGCGAGCGTGCGGCAATGCGCAATCAGCGGTTCCGCGCATTCCGCAGGCCTCGACGCGCAGGTCGTCCTCATTCCAGAGAATGCTTTCGGTCGTGAAGATCTCCGGCCCGACATCATCCGCTTGTTTGTTGGCCAGGATGCGGGTCATATCGACCGCCCAGGAGATGCCTCGGTGTTCTTCGTCGTTTGGATCGAGCGCAGCCACTCCGCCTAGCACCTCACGATAGAGCTTGTCCAGCGTATTGCCTCGCTCCGCAGCCGGCCCCGCGCCAGCCATACCTTCAAAGCGGACACACTCGGCCAGCTTTGGCAAACTTGATGGCCTGATCATGACGCCACCTCCAGCCCGGCGGCCTGTTTGAATGCTTCCACGTTGCTCATGACGCGCGCTTTGTATTCGACGGACACATCATCGAGCCCTTGGCCTTCTTTCAGTTCTTTCCGAACAATCAGAAAAGCAATGACCTTTTCGGCGTACGGAGTGAACGTCTCCACGAACGAGAGACGCGGCGCCGCCGGTTGTGTTGTTTCTGCTGGTTCAGCGGGAACGGCTGATTTCAGAATCTTGCGGATCGTGGTGATGTCCCACGGCTCCACGTCTTGCAGCCCGTGCCGGTTCTTGGCGTCGGCGGTGGCTGAGTGTGCACATCGCAGCGTGCGTTCCCGAGCAGCCACGCCTTTCGCCCGTCCATCGGATTCGCGGATTGCCAGCTTGAATGATCCAAACAGAATGGCATCGGCCCACTCTTTAACGACTGGAGCGATCTGCTTTGCCAGCTTGAGTTGGTAGCGATCGAACGGCGGATGATCTGGCAGCTCCTGCCTTTTGACTTCGCTGTGCGCCAGCAGAATGACGTTGGACTTAATGGCCAGCTTGTCGAGCAGCGTCAGGAATTTTACCATCTCTTCCGCTGCAACTATGTAGCCCTTGCCGTAGCCAAAGTCCTCCACGCTGGCTTTGTTGTTGGCCTTGCACACGTGCTCCAGCATCTTTTCTTCGAGCCAGTCGATCGTGTCGATGATGACAGTAGAGAAGTCGCTGCCCTGTGCCAGCTCCTTCACAATGTCGCATGTTTGCGCGTAGCTCGTCGGCTCGACTCTAGCGCAGTCCAGATGGTGGCTGCCTTGCTCTAGGTCGATGATGAGCGGATCGGGGCACGCTGCGGCCAAGGTGGTCTTGCCTATGCCTTCGGGTGCGTAGATGACGATCTTCTGTGGTCGCGCGATCTTGCCGCGCGTGATGTTGAGTTTCATGGTTTTTGGTGTTGTGTTGTTGTGTTGTCGTTTCCGGGAGGGAAAGTCTATTGCTTAAGCTGAGCCTGAACGTCTTGCAGCTTCTGCAAGTAAATTGCAGCATCCAGCATCTCTTCTTTTGCGTGCTGTAGCCAGTCGCTTACGGTCAAGTCGTCGCGCCTCATGGTAGTGCCGTACTTCAAAGCGCCGGCTGCCTGCCGCGCCCGGATCTGCTCGATAATTTTGTCCTCCACGCTTTGGCCGCGCCAGTATCGCACGAGTCGCAAAGTCTCGTGCTGCTCCGAAACACCATAAGTAAACTGGTCCTCCCACTCCGGCATAAACACGTCCGAGTCGTGACGCATATCAAAACTCTGCGGGATGTGCGTGACGACAATGGATTCGCACAGCGGCAAGAATTGCTTGTAGATCTCGGCGCCACCAATGACCCAGACGTTGCCGCCCCTGCGCGCGCAAACAGTCTGTGCGCTCTCTATCCCGGGCACAAAGGTCACGTCTTGGCTGTTGGGCCTTTGGTCTCTGCTCAGCACCACGTGGTGCCGGAACTGCAAAATACGAGGCAGTGAATCGAAGGTCTTGCGGCCCATTAGAACCGTCGCGTATCTGGTGCGGCTGGCGAAGTGCTGCATGTCCGCCGGACTACTCCAGGGAAGTTTGCCGTGCCTGCCGATGCGACCTTGTTTGTCGATCGCGACGATTGCGTTGTAGGTGGTGGTGGTCATGGTTGTGGTTGTGTTGATTCGTCGGTGCGGAAAAAGATGTCGCACGGCTTGCGGCAGTCGGTGCACACATACCAGCAGGTAGAGCCCGGACTTTTGTGCCCTGCTGTGGTAGTCGGAGCTTGGCAGCACTTGCTATAAGCGTATCCCTGCGCGTGCTTTTCTTCAGGTGTTTTGGTCATGGTTGTAGCTTCTTGGTTAGCCGCTCGACTTCGGCGGCTAGAATGCGGGCGGCGGCTGCCAGTTGCGCGTGTCCGCGCAGCCTTTCTTCGTCTGTTACTTCGCGTTCCATTTTGTCGGAGGCCCAGCAGTACTCCGACAGGTTGGACTCCTTGTATTTTGCGAAATAGAGTGCCGCTCGCACGGCTTCTGTGATTGGTATTGAGGTCATGACCTTGCTTGTAATCACAAGCTTGTGACTCTCACAGCTCTCGTAAGAGTCTGCGAGGATTTGATGGTGGTGGCACCAGCCAGAGATTTTATGTTCGTCGTCTGGCGACCAAAACTGGCAGGTCACGCACGGTGGCATATTTTCTATACTCATGATTTCAAAGAGCTTTTTGGCACTCCGTCGTTGTCCAGGGTCATCTTAAATCCGACGTTCCCGGCGGTATGGAACACCACGATGCCTTCGGGATGCATGAATCCGGGCGCGGCTACGCTGCCTCGCTGGGTTAGCTCATACAATGCGGATTCGGCTAAAGTTGATATGTTGATGCCGCGACGTAGGATTGGTACCAAATGGCAGCAGGCCGGGAGAACGTCCTGCATTTTAACGATGCGCGGGTCTGCGGTCGGGATCTGCTTCGGTGTCTCACCATGCAGGCACCAGCGGGCCACGTTGAACAGGCTAAACCGTCGCTCGTCAAGGCCGTAGTTTCGCTGTATGCCGCGTCCCCACCACTCACCAAAATGGCTTCCCGGCCCGAGCTGCATCAGCTCGTTTTTGTTGTCGGCGGCCCAGCGCGCAAAGTCATAGTGGTCGTCATCAGGCGTGATCCAGCGATTGCGGCTGCCGGTCAGCATCCTGCCGTCGTCCGTGATGTGGATCTGCGCATTTGTTCCATCAATTTTTTCACTAATTATAACTTCGCGTTGCAGGCGAGCCAGTTTCGGAAACGGCGTGAATGGGTGTTCTGTGGTTGTGGTCATGGTTGTGGTTGTGTCTCGGTTGGTATGGGTGCTTCGACTTCTCCGCCGTGCGCTTGTACAAATTCTTCGACTACGGAAACAGGTATGTAGCCCCAAACTGGGTTGTCCCCATCTTGGTACTGCCTCCAAATGTCCGGCGGAGCGAACGGCTGCGAGTCTTTATCCCAAATGTAGCCGACCTCGACGGAGTTATAAGTAGTCCAATGTCGGTCATATCGTTGTCTCGGGTGGCAGTAAGCATACTCGCTGGCTTGGATACTGAGCGACACGCCGTCTGCGCAATGCACTCGTGGTCGGACACATGTCTTTTCGTGGTAGTAGTTCATTTTGATTGTGGTTGTATATTTCCAAATAGTTTGATGTCGCTCAATTCATTTTCCGCTTTATAAGCTCTCTTTTTCCAATAGTCTCGTTCTTCGCGGCTTAACTTATCCACGTCCTCATTGATGCGCCGCATCTCACGATCGTAAAACCGCAGGAGGTTGATGGTCTCCTGCTGCTTAAGCAGTAGGTCAAAGAGTGCTTGTTTAGTCGTCATGTGGGATTCTGGACAGAGCTTCTTTTAGTAATGCTCGAAGAGAAATGTTTTCATGTTCAAGTTGTTCCATGACGCACCAGATTTTAAGGCCGTCGTAGGTTCCGTCAGCCTTACTAAACTTGCGGTCTGTAGCTACAAATTCTTCGTAAACAGCCAAGGTGCGTGGGGTTAATGCGTATTTTTTCATGTCTAGTTAAGCGCGTATTTCTGAGTCGTCGCCGGGCCGCTCTTGCTTTGCAGCACCAGCAGCCGAAAGCGCAGAAAGCTGATCTCCTCCTCCATCTTGGTCATCTCGACGTAGATCGGCTCAATGTTGGTGATGCAGCCTTCGATGTCGGTGTTTGCCTTCCAGACGGCATCAGTGCGTGGTGTTTGTGTGGTCATCCGTTGATCTGGGTTTTGCGTTTTTCCTCTGGCGTCAGCTTGTCCCATTCGTCGTAGACCTTAAAGAACTTGCGGCCCATGCGAGAAGCCGGGTTACAGTCGCTCTTGAGCTTGATCGGCCCGAGATACGGGTGTGCTTCAAACATAAAAAGCTTGTACTGGTAAACATTTGGAACATTCATGATTCCGTATAGTGATCCGTCGGGATTGGTTAGGTGTATTATGGCCATGGCTTTGCTGGTGGAAGAAAGCAGTCGCATTCGTCGGCTTTATATTCAGGCAAGTAGATTGTTGTGTCGCGGTTTTCAACGTACCAAGGGAGATAAGCTCCGCATTTCCCAGACGCACGATCGGTGAACGGGTCAAAAAGCATGCACTCGCTACAGCATCGCGGAGTATAGTTTTGGCTCATAGTTTTGGCTCATAGTTTTGGCTCAAAGCATTCGCAGAACTCTTCCTCGTCGCCTTTTCGGGTCAGCGGCTCCAGCGCGTGATCGGCCCACCAAGGCAGCGGGACAGTGCATCGACCGAGCGGAGAAAAGTCACTTTTCCAAAAGTTCACGCAGTCGCTGCACCTTAGGGGTTGGGGTTGGTCACTCATAACTGCGCATCTCGCACCTCCGTCTCGATCTTCAGAGCAACCCGCGCCACCTCAACCCAGCAAAACACGCTCACCTTGTTGAGCGGGTCGCACACGAAGTCCGCCCAGGTAGGTGTGGTCATGTTGTGGTGGCTGCGTGCTTCCTTCATATAGGCCGAGTAAAGGAGCCCGGCGTAGTTCATCAGTGCGTTGGAGTGTAGTGATTCGCTGTCCATGTTGTTGTTGTTGGTTTGTTGTTCTTGCGGATGTGCCCGCCCATGTTCCTTGCCGTGCTCTTGCCACGCCGCGCCACGCCGGGCCCAGCCGCGCACTGCCTTGCCATATTCCATGCCGCGCCCTGCCTTGCCGAGCCACGCCTTGCCGAACCAGATTCCATGCCTTGCCGGGCCGAGCCGGGCCTCGCCTAGCCCCGCCATATTCCTTGCCGTGCTCATGCCGCGCCGGGCCCTGCCTTGCCATGCCGTGCCCCGCCGGTCCCTGCCAAAATCCATGCCGCGCCCGGCTATGCCCTGCCGAGCCTTGCCGTGCCCCGCCAAAATCCACGCGCCCCAAAGGCACCACTCCGAATAATGCCTCCGGGGTTGTCATTTTAGTCGATCTCCTTTGGTGCGGTCAATGCGGCCAGCTTCATGCGGATCGGCAGCGTTGCCAGATGCTGTTGCAGCTTGCGGTTCTCTCCGGTCAGGCGGTTGGTGTCTGTTGTCATTGCCAGACTGCTCGCCCGGAAAATCATGCGCTTGCCGTAAGTGACCTTATTGGCGGCCACTGTAATCCGCCGGTCCGGATCGGCTAGGCGGTATCCTTCGCGTGGCTCGCACACGAGGTAGATGTTGCGCTCTCGCATCAGCCGGTTGCGGAATGCGCCCATGACGGACTGGAAGCGTTTGCTGGTGCGATCGACGCCAATGCTCTCGGCAATCGAGTCGTAAGAGAAAAGGTCTCCTTCCTGAAGTGGCTTGATCGCATCCATCAGCTTGTTTACGTCGATCTTGGTGGGAATGCCTGTGACTAGGGTCATGTGGGTAATGGTTAAGGAAGTTTCGTGATGGTTGCTGTGAAGCGCCCAAACTGGCCGGGTGTCGGTGACGATGGCCGCCAATCGCCCACTCCGCAAAAGCAGCCGGCGAAGGTCAGGATGTGCTGAAGCATCTCCTGCGTGATGCTTGGATCGACTACGGTGAGCGTTCCGCTGGCTGACCAGTTGGAGAAGCGCGGACGCACCCGGACGTGTTTGGATGTGCCGACCCGAGCGCGCTTCACGAAGAGAACAAACCCTGCCTCCTGTGCCGCCTTCTCGTGCTCCTCGAACTCGCTCTCTTTAACCATGGCAAGAAGCGCGTTGCTGTCGATGTTGCGGCCATCGGCCAGGGTGATCGGCCAGCCGATCTCATTGCAGATGATGCCGGACTGCGTTTGGGCCTTCATCGATCCCCGGCCTGTCGGCGCCGAGCACTTCTTTCCGCCGTCCCGCAGCATCGACATGATGTTGTCGCTGTCGATGACGACCTGCCCGCCGGACGTGTACAAGCACGAAAGCCAGCTCCATGCGGGTGAGCGGTCGTCTCCGGCCACTGACATTTTTTTGTTAGCAGGATCTTTTTGCCATGCGCGTGTCTTGGCACCGAAATCAATGTTGTCTCTGTGCATCAGGAGGTCTGTGGCTCCTGTTAGTGTGACTGCGTAGTTTTTCTGGTACATGTTTTTAGTGTTGTTGTGTTGTTACCGTGTTCCGTGTGTTTGTGTGTTTGCTGGTTGTGACGCCAGCCCAAGTTCCTTGCCCGGCCAGGCCCGGCCCAGCCAAGCCGTGCCACGCCTCGCCTAAATCCTTGCCGCGCTCAGGCCTTGCACGCGCCGCGCCTCGCCGCGCCACGCCTCGCCAAATTCCAAGCGTTCCCAAAATTATTCCCGGTCGGCGGATAGCCAGAGCGCCGGGTCGCTCGCAATATAGGAGGCCCGCCCCCTCGGCCTTGTGGCACTCTCGCCGTTTATACCAAAGTTTTCTTGGCGCTGCGCTTCAGGTATTCGCTCTCGCATACCTCATCAATGCGGATAATGCTCTCGCACTTGGGATGGCTTACCATCTTGTTCCGGACGGTGTTCTGGTTAGCACTCGTCGAATACAGCTCCACCTTGCTGCCGTGCATGTCTTTGCACTGGATGACCCAGAACCGCCTGTTCGTCTTAGTGATGTCTGCTGGCTGCTCGACCTGCTCAACCTTGATCAGCTCTTGAAAGTCGAGCTTGCGGTGTGCGGCTGCGACCGCCGACCGCTCTGACAGTGCTTTGTACACCAGTCGGATCTCTGCGCCGCTGGTCATTTTCATCGTGATTGCGTAGTGCTTCATGGTGTTGTGCGTTGATCTAAAACTGTGACCTGCAAGATGCGGTCAATATCCATTGCCATGTCGGCTTTCTTGCGTGCTTCGGCGTAGGACTTGGCTTGGTATTCTTTGGTCAGGATCTTGCCGTCGATGGTCAAGACGACGATGCGGTAGCGGATGCTGATTGTGGGCTTTCTCATATCCAGCAAAAGAACAGCGACGCATAGACGATGATCGCCACAACCGAGATAAACAGGATGCAAAGACACCCGCCCGGCCCGTCGTCCGGGTTGTTGCGGTACCAGTGCGCCGCCTCGCTCTTGGCATCGCGCAGCATGCGGCGCCGACGTGACGCGGCGGCTGCGTAGACCTGCGCCATGTTCTTGATGGGTTGTGGTTTCATATTAGGGTTGTTTTACGATGCGGCTAAGCACAATCCGCAGAAAGACCGAGAGCGGCATGTTGACCTCGGCGGCTGCGGCCCTGAGCTTGTCCCGCAGCTCTTGCGTGATGCGGAGGGTTAGGAATGCGTCGTTCTGCATGTGGTCAGTTGTAGAGGCTTTGACCACGCCGTCAACAGCAAAAAGCAAAACCACACAAAAAACCCGCATCCCCTTTTTACAGGAATGCGGGTCACTTCACCCGGAAACGGCCCCGGTCGCGGCTCCGAGCGGAAGAGATTTCTTAGCTCAACACCTCAGCATCAACTAACGGCGCTGGTTCCTCCTTGCGGAAGATCTCGCACGCATCAAAGAGCTTTTGATGCAGGTGAGCGGCTGGTGCGGCGGACTGGATGCCAGCGGATTTGACCGCGATGTCGATAAGGTTGCTGAGAGCGACCGCTTCCTTTTCGGTCAGCGTGAGAGTGGCTTGTGGTTCCATAGAGCGCCTAGGATGAAGCGGCAAGGAGGGGAATCAAGACCATATTGCTGGCGTCAGCAAAATGGTCACTCCG